TTGAGTCCTAAATCTGCTAATTACGGTCGTACTCAAACTAGACAAGTTCCGGTATTTATTGACGATCCGGGAATTGCAATTAGACAACAGCAACAACAGTTTCAAGCACAGCAAGCTGCAATCACTCAAGCTACTCAAGCTGACATTGCTAAACAACTTCAAATTGTACAACAAGATGAGAGTGCTGTTGCTAAAATGCAAAAAGAGTATGCCGCTTCTTTAAAGGCTGAAGCTGACGCAAAACGTAAAGCACAAGAAGAACAACAGCTTGCATTGGCAACTGCACAAGCTAATCAAGCACGTGCAGGACGACAAGCTAACCTGCAAATCCAACCAGCTGGTCAAACACCTAGGACTGCTGGTACACAAAGGTTTAAGATGCGTGGAATAATGCCTACAGCAAAGAAAGCCTTAGCTTCTGGGCTAAACATCGGACAATCAAACTCGCTTAATTTAGGATGACTGCTAAATCTCGTTATGACAGATTGTCTTCAGACCGTTCACAGTTTTTAAACAGTGCTAGACAAGCAGCAGATCTAACTCTACCTTATCTTATTCGTGAAGATGAGCACTTTACTAAAGGTGCTCTTAAACTTCCTACACCTTGGCAGTCAACAGGAGCTAAAGGTGTGGTAACGCTTGCAAGTAAATTAATGCTTGCTTTGCTACCACCACAAACCAGCTTCTTTAAACTGCAGGTTAACGATATTAATCTTCCACAAGAATTAGGTCCAGAGATTAGATCAGAACTTGACTTGTCGTTTGCTAAAATTGAACGCACCATCATGGAATCCATTGCGGCTTCTACTGATCGTGTTGTCGTTCACCAAGCACTTAAGCATCTTGTAGTAGCTGGTAATGCTCTTATCTTTATGGGTAAGGATGGGCTTAAGCTTTATCCTCTTAACCGTTATGTAGTAGATAGAGATGGTAACGGTAATGTTATTGAGATAGTAACAAAGGAGACAATCTCGAAAAAATTACTAAAAAAATTTTATCCAGATTACAAAGAAGAAGAACCCAACAGGGTAATGGATGATCATTCTGGCCGAGATGATGAATGTGATATTTATACACATGTCACCTTGGATAACAACAGATGGATCTGGCACCAAGAGGTGTACGATAAAGTCCTACCCAAGTCCATGGGTAAAGCACCTATTGACAGCAACCCCTGGCTGGTGCTACGCTTTAACCACGTAGATGGTGAAGTCTACGGACGTGGTAGAGTGGAGGAGTTCATTGGTGATCTCAAGTCACTTGAAGCACTGTCACAAGCCATCGTTGAAGGCAGCGCAGCAGCTGCTAAGGTAGTGTTTACTGTCAGCCCAAGCTCCACCACCAAGCCCGCAACACTTGCTAAAGCAGGTAACGGTGCTATCATCCAGGGAAGACCTGATGATATTGGTGTAGTGCAGGTTGGGAAGACAGCTGACTTCCAAACTGCTTACCAGATGATCGGGTCACTTACTCAACGTCTTAGTGAAGCATTCCTTATCATGAACGTTCGTGATTCTGAACGCACCACTGCAGAGGAAGTCAGGATGACACAGATGGAACTAGAACAACAACTTGGAGGTTTGTTCTCTTTGTTGACTGTTGAGTTCCTTGTTCCTTATCTAAATCGTAAACTAAGTGTTGCACAAAAGACAGGTGAAATCCCCCGATTACCTAAAGGTGATATTGTAAAACCAACTATTGTTGCTGGTATCAATGCACTGGGTCGTGGGCAAGATCGTGAAAGCCTAGCACAGTTTCTTACTGTAATTGCTCAGACTGTTGGACCAGAAGCTATTGGTCAGTTTGTTAATACTGATGAAGTAATCAAACGTCTGGCAGCATCTTCTGGTATTGATGTACTCAACCTTGTGAAGAGTATGGATGAACAGCAAGCTGAACAACAGCAAGCAATGGCACAACAACAAGAAATGATGATGCAACAACAAGCCCCACAAATGGCAGCTGTTGATCAAAAACGTGAACAAGCTGCAATGCAAATGATGCAGCAAGAATCCTCTCAAATTCCTGAACCACCAATAGCATGAGCGAAACACTTACAATGAATGAAACACCTGCTGATCAGCCAGAATTTAATGCTGATGAGCAAGACTCCCTGGCAGTTGCTGAGTCTCTTGAGGGTGGAGAGCAACCGCTACTCGCTGGTAAATTTAAAGACCAGCAATCACTTGAAAAAGCTTACCTTGAACTACAACAAAAACTAGGAGAACCTCGTGATGAAGTACAAACCACCGAAGACGAAGGCGAGCCAGCAGAGCAAGAACCAGAAGAAGAAGTAACTGAAGAACCTGATGGTGATCAGCTAACTGAAGAGCAAGCTAACCAACTGTTTGAAATGGTTGGTGGTGAGAAAGCTTATAAGTCTATGATTAACTGGGCTGGTCAAAACCTTTCTCAAGAAGAGATCCAAATGTATGATAATGTCATGGGATCTGGTAATGCTTCTTCTATTTACTTTGCGGTACAAGCTTTGGCTTCTAAATACAGTGATGCTACTTGATCCGACGGTCAACTTCTGACTGGTAAAGGTACAGCTAATCAAGCACAAGGCTATCGTAGCCAACAAGAACTTGTTGCTGCTATGGCTGATCCACGTTACGATCGTG